ACCTACTGAAGGACAGGCAGAAACATTGTTTGGTCGTACTGTTACACGACTTACTTCTGAAAGAGCATTAGAGATTTTGGGTGACCCAGAAATTGATGACTCTGCTGCACGTATTGGTGGAGTAACACGTCAGATTAAACTAAAGAAGTCTGGCTCAACAATTACTATGATGACAGCAAACCCACGTGCAAAGATTGAATCTAAGTCCTTCCATCTTATTGTTATTGACGAGTGTCAAGAAGCAGATGACTTTGTAGTATCAAAATCAATCTCCCCAATGCTTGCGTACTATGCAGGAACTATGGTTAAAACAGGTACTCCAACAACTAGCAAAAATAACTTCTATCGTGCTATTCAATTAAACAAGCGTCGTCAAACAACTAGGGGTGCTAGACAAAACCATTTCCAATGGGACTGGAAAGAAGTTGCAAAGGTCAACGACAATTACCAAAAGTTTATTAAGAAGGAGATGCTTCGTATTGGCGAAGACTCTGACGAGTTCCAGATGTCATACAACTGCAAGTGGCTTCTTGAACGCGGTATGTTTGTTACATCAGGAATTATGGATGAACTTGGCGACACATCTCAAGAGTTGGTTAAGGTTTGGCACAAGACTCCTGTAGTTGTAGGCATTGACCCTGCACGTAAAATGGACTCCACCGTTATCACAGTTGTGTGGGTTGACTGGGATAGACCTGATGAGTTTGGGTACTTTGAACACCGCGTCCTTAACTGGTTAGAACTACAGGGTGATGACTGGGAAGAACAGTACTTCCAAATTGTTAACTTCCTCTCTAACTATGACGTTCTTGCAATTGGCGTAGACGCAAACGGTGTTGGTGATGCTGTTGCTCAACGTTTAAAGATTCTTATGCCACGAGCAGAGGTTGCACCTGTAACTTCAAGTCCTACAGAACAGTCACAGCGTTTTAAGCATCTACAAGCATTAATTCAACGAAAAATGCTGGGATTCCCTGCACACGCAAAAACTCGTCGTCTTCGTACATGGAAACGGTTCTATCAGCAGATGGTGGATGCCGAAGTCCAGTACAAGGGACCTAACTTCTTAGTGGCTGCCCCAGACGAGTCCTATGCCCATGACGACTATGTGGACTCCCTAGCCATCGCCTGTTCCCTGACCAAAGACCTAGTTATGCCAGAAGTAGTGCTTTCCTCCAACCCTTTTTTCAGTAAGAATTAGTTTTGAGTTTGACACTACGGAACACCTTCTATCAGACACACTTTTCTATGGATAGGCCGTCCAGATTAACTCTAGAGTTTAGGAGTCATAAATGACACTAGCACCAAACCCTCAGTTCCCAGAAAAGGGAACACACACTTATGAAATGAAGGCTGCGGGTAACGAGACCCGTCGCGGTCCACTTCGTTTCGAAGAAGGCGTTGCAACCGATACAGACGTTCCAGGCGATTTCCAAACAGGAATCATGAGTGGCTATGCTGCTGCTGCTGGTCGTCCAAATCGTAACGCACCAGTTCACACAAAGACTGCTGCAGAAACAATGCAAGCACGTGCCCACGTAGGCTCTGCTGCATGGACAGAAGCACCAACATTCCTTGCTGAGTTCTCACATGGTTCATTCAGTGACTATGCAGAGCAGACAGTTGAAGTTGTTGCTCGTTCTGGTGGACGTACACAGCGTGTGTCCCCAACAGTTGTAAACGACTAATTAAAAACAAACCTTTAAGTCCCCCTAGGTAACTCCTAGGGGGCTTTAAGTCGTAGAGGAATCCAGTGGCAGAGAAACCAGCAAATACAAAACTTTGGGACATGATTATTGCCCAAGCGAAAGCGAAGTTTGCTCGCTACCCAAATCCTGCTGCAAGTAGTTGGGTACATAAGAAGTACGTTCAAGCGGGAGGCAAATTTGTCGATACAAGTGACCCTGTGTATCAGCGACAAATTCTTCAAAAAAAGCAGTTTGAAAAGCAACAAAAAGGCAAATCCACAGTAAGATTGCCTGACAAGAAAAAGGGCGATAAATGAGTTTTGTAGATTTTTCACCACCGAGTTATAGGGCTGCGTCTTCTGACTTAACCATCTCTATTTCTCCACTTGGTTTGGTGGAACTTGCAGACGAAGAATTTGAAGTTCATGGTCCTCGTTTAAATCGCTACTCACTTAACTGGGCAATGTACCTAGGACATCACTGGGGCTATCGTCGTGAACAAGGCGAAATGCAAATTGCAGTTAATTACTACAGAGCATTCAACGATTACTTAGCAAGATTTACTTTTGGTAAAGGATTACATTTCCGTTCTCCTAAAGCAACGGAAGCAATTATTCCAGACCGTTTACAACGTGTTTGGGAAGTCGATAACGACAAGATGCAAGTTCTTTTGGAAATGGCACAAAGCGGTGGAATCTCAGGAGATTGCTTTGTAAAGGTAGCCTACGAAGAACCTTGGGCAGATTCAACAGGTCGTACTCATCCAGGTCGTGTCCGCATTCTTCCTATGAACTCAGCCTTTTGTTTTCCAGAGTTCCACCCACATGACCGTACTCGACTACTTCGTTTTAAGCAGAAGTATCGTTTTTGGGGAACTTCTTTAGAAGGAACTCGTCAAGTATTTACCTACACTGAAATTCTTACAGACGACATTATTGAGGAGTACATCAACGATGAGTTGATTGACTCTCGTCCAAACCCACTAGGAGAAATTCCTGTGGTACATATCCCTAACGTTCCAGTTGCAGGTTCTCCATGGGGACTTAGCGATTGTCACGACATTATTACTATTAACCGCTCCTATAACGAAATCTCGACAGATGTTGCAGACATCATCAACTATCACGCTGCTCCTGTAACAGTTATCGTTGGAGCAAAGGCTTCAAACCTTGAAAAGGGTCCAAAGAAAGTCTGGGGCGGTTTACCTAAAGATTCACAGGTGTTTAACCTTGAAGGTGGAGCATCAGGTATCGACGGTGCTTTAAAGTATCTAGAACTTCTTAAGCGTTCTATGCACGAGATGATGAACATTCCAGAATCTGCTCTTGGACAAGTTCAGCCAATCTCAAACACATCAGGTGTTGCTCTTTCTATTCAGTATCAGCCATTGATGAACCGTTGGTCACAAAAGGTGGCACAGTACGGAAAAGGCATTGAACGTATTAATGAATTAGTTATTCTGCATCTTGCTCTGAAAGAGCCAGAAACGCTTAAGTACAACCCAGATGAAGACGGTCCAATTAAGGAAGGTCAGTTAACACAACTTGACCCTAACGACCCTCTTACCTATCAAAACTACGTGCAGTTCCCACCTCCACTGCCACTTGATAAGTTAATTGTTCTTAATGAAATTCAAACCAAACTTGGTATGGGTCTTGAATCTAAGGAAGGTGCTCTTCGCACTCTTGGTGAAGAATTTCCAGAAGAGAAGTTGGCTGAGATTCGTTCCGAATTGCGTGCCGATGCAATCTCTGATGGAGCCCTACAACTTATTAAGGTTCAGATTCAGAAAGAAATCCAGGATATGACTGGCATGATGCCAGGTCCTGATGGCAACTCTGCTATTCCACTCCAACCAACACAGTTGGCTGATGGGGACATCATGGGTGACAAGGTAGATGGAGCACCAACTCCTGAGAACTTGCAAGACCCAGCGACTCAGGAAGGGGCGATGATTGAAGCCCAGACTGAGGCAGCCTTGAGAGAAAAACTGGTTACCGAAGCATACGGAACGAAGATTCCGCAGCGAAGAGCCGTTGATAGGGAGCAATAAAAATCAAATGAAATCATTTGATTTAACCTGACAACTATCAACTAATAGTTGAAAATTGCAGGGTAATAACGCGGGCTACGTGGGAAACCACATTCGGACAACGACAAAGAAAAGAGATGTGATTTCTATGGAAAACCAAGAAATGATTGCTGAACCAGTAGTAGTGACAGAGACTGCAACTCCAATCGTGGAAAGCGAGACTCCAGAGGTACAAATGGCTAACTCACCATTTACGCAGGACGACATTGTTCGTGCTCGTGAGCAAGAGAAGGCTAAGTTGTATCCACAACTTGAAAAGTTGAAGGATGAACTTGCTACCTTGAAGAAGGAGCGCGATGAGCGTGCAGCCGAAGAAGAGCGGATTCGTCAGGCTCAGGCTGCTGAACAGCAAAAGAAGTTAGAAGAAGAGATGGATGTTCGTGAACTCCTTCAAAAGAAGGAACAAGAATTTCAGGCTCGACTAGAAGAAGAACGTCTTGAAAGAGAACGTGCTTTCGCACTCCTAGAGCAAGAAAGAACATTCCAAGAAGTAATGCAATACCGTCAGCAACGTCTTGAGCAGGAACGTGAAAACATTATTCCTGAACTCATTGATTTGGTTGAAGGAAATAACAGCGATGAAATCGAGCAGAGCATCGCAAGTTTAAAAGACAAGTCTGCTCGGATTCTCGACTCTGCAGCACAAGCAATGTCTAGTGCACGCAGAGAAATGGCTGGAGCACGTATTACTGCACCAGCATCAGGACCTCTCGATAACGACTCGGAACAACGTTCGTACTCCCCTGACTCAATCAGGGAAATGTCACTGGCAGACTATGCGAAGAACAGAGCCAAGTTACTTGGCGAAGCATCAAATAATCGCGGTCGGGGACTGTTCGGGTAAGCCCCAAACAACTAACCATCTAACAGGAAAGGACTGATTCCAAAATGGCATCAGCAATTACTGGCACAAGTGAACTCGCAGGAGCACCTACCGCGTATTCAGGTAGCAACACCTCGCTTTCACAAGCCATTCAGACCATCTGGTCAAAAGAAATCCTGTTCCAAGCGATGCCAATTCTTCGCTTTGAGCAGTTCGCAGTTAAGAAGACAGAACTCGGTGTTGCACCAGGTCTTCGCGTTAACTTCCTCCGCTACAAGAACTTCGGTGTAGACCCAACTCCTCTTACAGAAGGTGTTCGTCTTACAACCAACGCTCTTACAGCAGAGCAGATTGCAATTACAGTTGCAGAGCACGGCTACGCAGTAGCAGTTTCTGAACTCCTACTTAACGCATCATTCGATGACGTTATGGCATCTGCTTCACGTCTCCTAGGTCGCCACATGGCACAGTACCTAGACATCCAGGCACGTAACACACTTGGTGCTGCAACTTCTGCAGTATTCGGATACGACCGCTCAGGTCTTTCTGGTGTTAACGACTGGTACAACGAAGGCACACCTGCAACAGGTATTGCCGACATCGGAGCGAACGACAAGTTGTCAACAGCATCTGTTAAGGACGCTGCTCTGACTCTTGCTTCAAAGAACATCCCTCGCCTTGGTGAGACCTATGTTCAGTTCATCCACCCTAAGCAGTCACGTGACATTCGTTCGAACCCAGAGTTCATCGAAGTTACAAAGTACGCTGCTCCAGGAAACTTCATGCTTGGTGAAATCGGTCGTTTGTACGACGTTGTATTCATTGAGACAACACAGGTTAAGAAGATTGCTTCAGGAACTGCTGTTAACTACAGCAGCATCATTGGTGCACCTGCTGACCAGACAGAAGTTCCAGTAAAGGCAAACACAGGTCCAGGAACTGGTGGAAACCCAGAAAACCCAGGACAGACTGCTCCTACAGGAACAACTGGAACCGATGTTTACGAATCAATCATGATTGGTGACAACGCATTCGGTCACGCTATTTCTCTTCCAGTTGAACTACGCGATGGTGGCGTTCTTGACTTCGGTCGTGAGCACGCTCTTGCATGGTACGCAATTTGGGGTCTTGGCGTTATCACAGACCAGGCAATTTGCAAGGTTTACACCGCTTAATTTAAGCATCGGTCGGAGAGCCCCATACTCCTTCTTTGGGGCTCTCCGACTACAAAAACAAAAACGTTTAGGAGAATAAACATCGTGGCAAATAAAGCAACCAGTCCGCTAGATGCAACAGGCAGAGCAGCGGAAGCAGCACAGAAAGCAAACGCGGATGCACTCCGCAAGCGTGCAGATGAAATATCTGTCGCAGCAGAATTAGAGCGAGAGAGTCTGGAACGGGACGTATTCGACCCAAAGAAGCCAGACGCACCGATTGTTCTAGACGAGATTCAAGAAGTTGGCGTATCACTTGCGAATGACAAGGTAATCATCCGCACCATTACAGACATCGACGAGATGACTTACGGTGTTGGAAATACCTACACATTCAAGGCTGGAGTTAAGTACTCAGTCCCTCGTGAACTTGCTAATTATCTTGAAGGTCTAGGTTACATTTGGCGACCTAACTAAGTCGTCAAGCGCTGACTAAACCCTAATAGTTAGAGATTATTACCAGTGAGAAACATAGTGATGGAGGATAGATGGCAACCGTACAAAGTCTTGTAGACCTAGTGCGGTCGGAATTAGGTGACACACCTAAATCGTTCGTCATGCAATTTATGGCAGACGGAACGACCAATCGCTTTACTCTCCATTACTCCCCCCTTGACGCTGCAGACCTTTTTGTTAGTTTTGATGGTGTTGACGTATCTGATGAGTGTTCTGTTGAAGAGAGCACAGGTGTTTTAGTCACCGATATTGTTCCTGTTGAAGGCGTAGAGATTCTTGTCTCAGGCAACTATTTCCGCTATTTCACAACACCAGAGGTTCAAAGATTTGCAGAAACTGCACTATTGCAGCACTCCAATAACCGCACAGATTCTTTAGGGCGAGTTCAAGACGTAGCCAATCTTCCTGCGGTTGAGGTTTACCCAGTAGCCCTTCTTGCATCAACACTTGCGCTATACACACTTGCTACTGATTCTTCTTTTGACATTAACGTATTTGCTCCAGACGGTGTGACAATCCCACGTTCTGAGCGTTACCGCCAGATTATGGACATGCTCAATGTTCGTAAAGAGCAATACCGTGAACTATGCACTCTTCTCGGTATCGGTATGTACCGTATTGAGGTCTTCTCATTCCGCAGAATTTCTAAAGCAACAAATCACTATGTACCGCTATACCGACCACAGGAGGTGGACGATTACTCCTACCCAGAAAGAATCGAACTCACAAGACCTACCTATGGAGACCAGCCCTCAGAGCGTCCTTATGACTCTGTGGAACTCACCGCTTACCAAGATGTGGCTTTCACATACTCCCTACCGTATACGGGTAATCTCACAACTAAGGGCGTTATTGCGAACATAAGGTGGAAGGCTGGGGTCTTACAAAGCCACATGCCGTTTACAGTTTCGGTCACATCAACGTCGTCAACCAGTCATACTATTACTTTAAGTTTGACTCAAGAACAAACAAAGAGGCTTGCACAAAGAATGTATTGGGATGTCCAGTTTGTATATGACTCTGATGGTCATATTGAAACATACAAGGCTGGCAAATTATTTACTGTTCGTGAGGTGACAACATAATGGCAATTAATCCGAACAGCCCTAAGTACCCAGAAATTGACCCATCACTTCTACCTGGTGTTCCAGGACAACGTGGTGCGACTGGTCCTCGTGGTGCGACTGGACCTACAGGGCCACAAGGTCTTCCAGGTTCTGCAGCAGCATTTGGTGCTACAGGCGCAACTGGTCCCACAGGCTCTACAGGTCCCACAGGTGCTGCAGGTTTACTAGGACCTACAGGTGCAACTGGTGCACGTGGTTTACAAGGTGTAACTGGTGAAGCAGGTCCTACAGGTCCTCGTGGTCCTGTAGGTGCACAAGGTGATTTAGGCCCAACAGGTGCACAAGGTATTCAAGGTGCTACAGGTGTAGCAGGTCCTACAGGTCCTACAGGCCCTGCAGGTGCTGCAGGTTTTGTTGGTAGCGATGGTGCTACAGGTCCAACAGGTCCACTTGGTCCTACAGGTCCTACTGGTGCTGCATCAAATGTTACTGGTCCAACAGGTTCGCAAGGTCCAACAGGTCCAACAGGTCCTGTATCAACAACTCCTGGACCTACTGGTCCAGTAGGTGCTGGCTATGCTCCAGTCACGTTATATCCATACAGCATTGGTAATACATCTGGAGGAGTAAAAACCTTTGGTGCTAACCCACTACCTGTTTCATGGAGTGAAGGTAGCAGAGTTAGAGTTTTGCCATTAAATAATGGTGCACCAATTCCAAGTATTTTTATGGATGCTTACATTCAAAGCATCACTCCTGGCCGAGACGATATAACTCTTTACGTTGACTATTTTGAAGGCACTTGGACATCAATCCAATACGAACAATGGCAGATGGTTCTCACTGGTCAACGTGGTACTCAAGGTCCAACAGGTGCAACTGGTGCAACAGGTATTCAAGGACCAACTGGTCCTACTGGTCCTGTATCAACACAGCCTTCTACTGTCCCAGGACCAACTGGTCCTACAGGACCACAAGGTGCTGCTACAGTAATTAAAGGTGAGTACACAGATTTTGCAACACTTCAAGCAGCAAAACCAACTGGTGCAATTGGTGACTCTTATCTTTTAGCAAATGGTGACCTTTGTGTTTGGAACCCAACACTTGTTTCTCCAACACAAGGTGGTTGGCAAAACGTAGGTAACATTCAAGGTGTTACAGGTCCACAAGGTGTGCAAGGTGCAACTGGACCAACAGGTCCAGTATCAAACATAACAGGACCTACTGGTTCTCAAGGTCCAACAGGCCCTACTGGTGCTCAAGGTGCTGCTTCAACAGTTACAGGTCCTACTGGTGCACAGGGTCCGACAGGTCCTACTGGTGCACAGGGTGCAGCCTCAACAGTCACTGGCCCTACAGGTCCGCAAGGACCTACTGGTCCAACTGGTGCACAAGGAACATCTATCAATGTTAAAGGTGTTGTAGCAACAACTGGCAATCTTCCACCGACTGGAAACGTTGCTGGCGATGCTTATGTTGTTTCTGCCGATGCTAATATCTATATTTGGAATGGAACAGCCTGGGTTTCTGGTGGTCCATTCGTTGGTCCAACAGGACCTACTGGTGTTACAGGTCCTGCAGTTACAGGTCCAACTGGACCAATGGGTCCACGTAACGGTACTACTTTTGTAGTGACAAACAACGGCACAAATGACCAGTATTTAATTCAAGGAATTGCGGGTAATACTCCAACCCTTACTCTCGTACGTGGTGAGACTTATTACTTTGATGTAAGCGGTTTGAACATTGCAGACCCATTTGCTTTGCGTTTAACCGAAAACAACACAGCAACTGTCCCTGGAACAACGAACAACGACCCTGTTGCTGGACGTTATTCTGCGTCAACAAACACAATCATTACGTATGTTGTTCCGCTAGATGCACCATCAAACATTGTTTATCAAAGTACTAACAGTGCTTCTCAACTTGGTGTCCTTGCTATCTTTGAGAAGAAGGGTGAAACAGGACCTACTGGACCTACTGGCCCTACTGGTCCAATCGGCCCACAATCACAGGTAACAGGACCAACAGGACCGTTAGGACCAACAGGACCAACAGGACCCGTTGGTAAATTTACTGCTACAGGACCTACTGCTCCTAGCGTTCAAACAGCAACTCTAGGTGATGCTTGGTTTAACACTCAAAACGCAAAAACCTATGTATTCTTTCAAGGTGCGTGGGTAGAAGTTGCTTCAGGAAACGTAGGTCCTACAGGTCCTCAAGGTTTTGTTGGAAGTTTAGCCATATCTACTTCATGGTGGTTTGGAATATGATGCAGAAAGGTAACAACTAATGCCAGGGTTTTTAGGCGGTAGTTCAGGCGGTGGCACAGGCGGAGAGATTCGTTTCCCAGCCGAATTCATTGACCCAGTAACCAAACTGCGTGTCTCTGAGCCTCAGACGCTCATGGACACGGACTTTGAATACGGTCTGCAGCCAACTAAGTGGGAAACAGTTGAACTTATCAACAACACTCCATCATTCTTTTCTGCAAGTGGTGATACCACAATCCCTAACATTAGTGAGATGACCACAACTGCTGGTTCTCGTGAAATTAAAATTGTTACTGCTTTGCCACACAACGTTGCTGTTGGTATTCCAATTAACGTTACAGGAACAAAGTCACTAACCGCAGACGGTTCTTACATCATTAACTCTATTCCAGATGCGAACACTTTTACATACCTATGCAAGCAGAACCAACTAACAACTGCCTCTATTCTAGATTTGTATACTTCAATTATTACAGGTCAGTTCTTCCAAGGTTCTCAAATTCGTATTTCTGATTCTTTAGGTATTGTTACAAACGCAGCCTCTCCACAATCTACACTTACTCTAACGACTGATGCTCCTCATGGTTTTGGTGTTAACACTCCTTTTTACTTCCTAAACCTTAACTCTACTATTTCACAAACTTTTGACGCATCTAATACGGGCTCAAAGACTTTTGACGCATCTAATACAGCAACCGCACAGTCTTTTGATGGCTCAAATACTGCAACTTCTTTTGCGATTGACTTGACTAATAGAGCCAACACTAATGGTCCAAGTTTTCAAAGTACCGTAACTAATACAAGCATTAACGACGACACAATAACTGTTACCCACACTGCTAACGAAAACTTTTTGAATAGGCAAATAGGAACGCCTTTATATTACAATTTTGCAGCAAGTTCAGGGCACTTCTTTACTAACCCACGCGGAATTGTTTATCTTGCAAACCCTACGGCTCCAGCATCAAATAGTTTAGGTAGTTCAAACTCCACATTTGGTATTAGTTTAACTCCTGGTGGACCTACTTTTGATTTCACTGTCCCTATTACTGGAACAATTCAAATTGCAAATTCTGCAACGTTGTTTGCGGGAAACAATAGCGACCCTATCAACCAAACCACACTGCCTGTAATTTTAGAAACCGCACAGGTTTTTGATGGAGCAAATAACACTGGAGTTACATGTAACGTAAACTCTTATAGTGGAACCAGCATATTAATGACCAATTCTGCAGGTTCTGCTGTGCCAACTCAGTACTACGTAAATGCAATGGTTCAATACAACACGACAGGAACTGCTGCAAGTGGTTTAACAAATGGAGAAACTTACTTCATAACAAGTTTTGTTGTTCTTGCTGAATCTGCTCCTGGACTTATCCAAATTCAGGTAGCAGCAAATCCTAACTCTACTACTGCTCAATCTATCGCAGTTTCTGGTGGTAGCGGAACGCAGACTTTTAAACGTATCGGTGTTTCTACAACAAAAGAGTTTATACATATTAGAAACCACGGTTATGTTGTGGGAGATATGCTGCAATACAATTTCCCAGTAGGTGGAAGATTTACAACCTCTGAGGCAGCAAAAAACTATTACTTTGTAGACACTGTTCCTGATAACGATAACTTTAAGATAGGTCTAGATAAGGGTGGCTTCTTGCCTAACGACGGTTCAACTGCTGCTCGTGCAGCACTTAGTGGCGTAGACCTTGTAAACACAAACAATCAATTTGGTCTTGGCCTTACAACAGGCTTCTACTGGATTAGAACCCCAGCAATGGTCGCTGCTAGTTTTCCAGCAATTCAAATGCTTGTTGACTTTACCTATGAAGGCGGAGGTTACGACTTCTTCTTCGTTAATGGTTGGGGTATCAACACCGCTAACATTAGAGATACCAACGTTGCTATTAACTCTTCAGGTCAAGCAATTCCTGGTCTTCAGTTGTGTGCTCCTCGTAGTCCACAATGGTGGACTGCAGCAGCAAAGGCTGTCTTGAACTACCGTCCAGGTGGTGCTCCAGCAGATTACTTTGCCTCAACATACGGTGTTTGGGGTGTAAACAGTGGTGGAAACTACTCAACATCTGCTGGAGACGGCACACCTTTCCGTGATGCTAGATTCTACGGTTCAGGAAGAAGCACTAGCACTCACCGTTCGATAGATAATGGTCGTTGGTGGGTTCGTAACTCAGGATTCTCTGAGCCAAACGGTGACTACACAGGTGGACAAACCTATGGTGGTTATGGTTTCCCTGGTGCATGGCTAGGTATTGCTAACCAAGACTACAACGGTCAGGACATCGGGTTTAACGACGGAACTTCTGGTTACCCACTTGGTAGTTACTACTTACTTTCAACGAATGCAAAGCCATAGGATAAGAGGAGATAATCCATGCCGATTAATATAACTGCTGCAGGTGCTACAGGCACTCACTCTCTCCAAAAAACAAACATCAATGTTGAAGACAACTATGTTTACTTTAACAAAAACTCATCAGTCGTCAGTACTTACACACGTAAACCAACTGCGATTGTAGAAGGTGCTCCTTGGATTTTTAGAAATACCACAGGAAGTATTACAGGGTTTACTAACGAGGGACTTATTTTTTCTCGAATTATTGATGATTACTCTTACTATTTTGCTTCTACTGTTAATGGAACTGCTCTTGACATTACCTCTGTTTCTGCAGGAAATACAACGCTAAATTTCCCATTTGTCTTTAACAACCAACTAAACATCAATACTTCTTACGCAAATCAACAAGCCGTAAGATATTTGACATCAGGAACTCCAGTAGGAAGTTTAGTTTCTGGCACTACATACTATGTAAGAAATGCTAGTTCAGGACTAGGGCTTCCTCCTATTTATACCTTTACTTCTTTCACATTTACTACTGCTGGTCAAACAGGTCAAGAAGGACCTACCTTAGCCAACCTTCAAACTTCTTATAGCGCAGATGCTTGGACACAAAGCACTTCAAACCTCAACATTGGTGCGTATCGTGGATACCAAGATTGGGTAGTTCCAACTACAGGAAGATATGAATTTACTGTTGCAGGTGCTCCTGGTCGTGGTGGTAACTCACCAGCAGTAGGTGGTCGTGGAGCAATTGTTAAAGCAGATGTTCAGTTAAACCGTGGAGAAATCATTACCATTGCAGTAGGTCAACGTGCTGCCTCACCAGGAAACCTTGCATGGCCTGGTTCATCAGGAGCCTCATTTGTTGTTCGTAAAACTGGAAACGTACCTCTAATTGTTGCTGGAGGCGGTTCTGGTGCATCTAATACTCGAAATGGTCGTGACGCTGTTCTCACTATTAATGGTGATAACGCAGAAGCAACTGCTGGTACAAACGGTAACGGTGCTCCAGGAAACGCTACTGGTGGTGGTGGCGGTGGATTCTTAAGTGCTGGAGGAAACTCTTCAGTCGGTGGCGGTGGACAAGGCTTCAACAACGGTCTTCGAGGCGGAGACAGTGGAGGCTCAAGTTCTGGTGCTGGAGGTTTTGGTGGCGGTGCGGGTTCTGATGGACAGCAACGTGGTGGACCAGGAGGTGCTGGAGGTTACTCTGGAGGTGCTGCAGGTCCTAATGCTGGAACTGTTCTTGGTGGTGGCGGTGGTTCTTACGTAATCCCATCTGCAACTAACGTTGCAACTTCAACAGGTCAATATCAAGGTTCTAGTACATTTAATGGCAGTGCAATTACCAACTTAAATAGTTGGAATACTGGAACTAATGAAGGTTCCGTTGCCGTTGTTCTCGTAGGTGCTGCTGGCGTAGGCTCTACTCTTCACCCAACAGCAACTGACGCACAAGCAAACACAAATGCTGTTGCTGTGTCTGCTGCAGGAAATAACTTCCATGCACTTGTTCCAATTACTGTAGATTTAACAGCCAACACTATTAATACTCCTACAGCCCACGGATTAAACAGTGGAGAACCATTAACCTATACCAAAACAGGTGTGGGTCTTTCTGGATTACCTTCAACCGTGTTTTATGTTAACAAAGTAAATAACTTTACTTACAAGTTAAGTTCTACACCGTCCCCAACATTTACGGACATTGACTTTGTAACGTTATCTGCTGCAACTGACGATACTTTTAGAAAAGTAGTTGTTAATGTTGATACAGCAACAATCACGATAAACAACCACGGATTTTTGTTGAATCAGCCAGTAAGGTACTCTAACGGTGGAGGAACAAACATTGCTCCTCTTCAGAATAACGCTACTTACTACGTTAAGACAGTTATTGATAACAACAACATTCAATTAAGCCAATCTCTTGGTGGACCAGTAATTTCATTTACCTCACCAGGTACAGGCACAAGCCACTCCTTTATCTATGTAGTTGTAAATCTTGAAGAAGACAGTCTTTACATTCCAGGTCACGACTTGGTAACTGGTTCAAGAGTCGTCTATTCAAATGGTGGCGGAACAACTATTGGAGGACTATCTAGCGGTACGTCTTACTTCGTATTTAAGGTTGATAACAACATCCTTAAGTTGTCAACTAACAAAGAGGGAACAGGCGTTGTTAACCTAACCTCTTTAGGTACAGGTAATCACTCCTTAACTACAAACCAACTTGACTTAACTGCTAACCAAATCTCTATTCCTGCTCACGGGTTTAGCCAAGGTGAACTTGTTCAATATGACTCTGTTGGTCAAACCGCTGTAGGTGGACTGTCTTCTGGTAGCCCTTACTACGTCATCTTAATTGATGGCGATAACATTAGACTTGCTACAACTTTAGAAAACGCTAATGCCAACGTAGCAGTTGATTTAACACAGGTGGGTGTTGGAGTTCACAGAATTCTTTCACTATCAAAGTCTCCTGATGGAACTTACACAGTAAACACAGTGCCAAGTACACCAAACCCTACTACCTTTACCGTTCCTGCAAATGGCTTTGTGCCAAATATCGTTAAGGTGTTTACACCTCGTTCCGTTGCAGACCTACAGCAAAATAACTTACGAATTTTGTCACATGGTTTTATTACAGGAACCGCTGTTACTTACTCAACAGCAGGTGGAACCGCTATGGGTGGTCTAGCAAACGCAACAACCTACTATGTAATTAACATAAGCAAAGACCACATTCAATTAGCAAGCACCGTAGAAAACGCTTCTTCTGGTGTACCTATTGTACTAACCTCGTTTGGTGGCGGTGTTGACCATACTCTTACATCTTCACAAATCAACGGATATGTTACTGGTACAGGAACTGTATCCACTTCATCGGGTTCTACACTGGTATCTGGAACAAACACATCTTTTGCTAAGATTTTAAAGGTTGGCGATACCTTCAGACTGTATCCACCAAACGTTACCACTACTGTGACGTTTGCTAGTAGCGCAGTTACCATCAACCCAACAAACACAATTACCAGCACTGGACACGCATTTAGCACGGGAGACTCTGTTGTGTATACAGCAGGTATCGGCTCTGTTGCACCTACTGGTTTAACTTCTACATTCTTCTACTTTGTACGTCGTGTAGATGCTAATACTATTGCTTTGTTTAACACGTCCTCAGACGCTGTAAACAACACTAACCGAGTCATTATCACAACACAAGGCTCTGGTACTACTCATACCCTTGTTAAAACTGTTCCATCTGCGCCAATTCTTCGTAAGATTACTGCTATTGGTTCTGACACACAGGTAACCGTTAACCGTCCTTATGGAACTACCTACAATGCAGTTTCTTACGCTTATCAGACTTTCGTATATGTGCGTCCACAAGGATACTCATTGCACCGTCCATTTGACGGCGGAGTTGAGATGACTACAGGTGTTGGTACGTCTAATGCCTCCATTATTCGTCAAACACGTAAGTACTTCCGTTACCAGTCAGGTAAAGGTTTACAGACCTCTGCGGGTATCAACTTCAAGCCAACTATTGACCTTGAAACATTAGTCCGCGTCTCTGCGACTACTTTCCAAGGTACTTCTCGTCGTCCTCACGGATTGATTAATGGTTTGTTTATTACGATTTCTGAGGCAAAAACAAGTACTGGTGCAGTAAGTACCATCTACAACGGTAAATTCCAAGTTACCGTGTTAGACCCTCTTAACTTTACCTGTATTGCTGCTACAACAATTCCTACAGGAGCAAATGCAAAGGCGTATGGGTTCCCACAGTTCAACGTTGATTCTTGGGCAAATGGGGCAATTCGTTCAGGTATGTTTGATTTCCAAAACGGTATGTTCTACGAGTTTGATGGACAGAAGATGTACGCTGTACGTCGTTCATCTACCCAACAAATGGCAGGAACTGCAGCAGCCCTACAGGGTTCTGAGTTTATCTTCGGAACAGGAACTACCTTCACTACCCAACTAGCACCAAACGACTACATTGTTATGCGTGGTCAGTCTTACAAGGTAACCAGTATCCTTAGTGATACCCGTATTACCGTAAAGCCTGAATACAAGGGTGCTTCTGGAATTGAAAAAGAATTCAACCCAGGAAATGGAACAACAGGTGTCGTTCGTGTAGACACTGATACCTTTGTTATTCAAAACCACGGGTTTACTCAAAACCTTCCAGTTGTGTATGACTCTATTGATGGAAGCCCAATTGGTGGTCTTATCAATGGTCGTACTTACTACGTAGATGTTATTGATAACAATGTCTTTGCTCTTAAAGCAACGCCAGATTCTGTGACTGATGTGGCAATATCTAGCATTGGAGCGGGAGCACCGCACTCGTTCACTCCAGCAAAGTCTGGCATTATCATGACCAAGACAGTAGACACCCGTGTTGCACAAGAAGACTGGTCTATTGACCCTTGCGATGGAACTGGTCCAACAGGGTTTAACCTTGACCTAAACAAGATTCAAATGGTTTATATTGACTACTCTTGGTACGGTGCTGGAAAGATTCGTTTTGGATTCAAGGACCAAACTGGTGAAGTTAAGTATGTTCATGAGTTTATCCACAATAACATCTTGCTTGAATCATACTTCCGCTCAGGTAACCTACCTGCACGCTACGAGGTAACTACTTACGAGAATCCAACGTATATCCCATTCCTATTCCACTGGGGTACTTCAGTCATCATGGACGGTAAGTTTGATGATGATAAGGCTTACTTGTTCTCTGGTTCAAGTCAGACACTCACAATTACGGGAACTACCGCTAAGAACTTTGGTTCAAGAGCAATTACCCTTGCTACTGACGTAATTAACATTCCATCTCACGGTTTTACAACTGGAGAAGGGGTTCAATTTATCGGTTTAACACCGCAGGGTCTAACAGGCGTTAATGGTCAAAACCCAGCAACTGCAAATGTGACTGCTCATCCATTCAATAACTTGCAAAATAGCAGAGTTTATTTTGTTCGTACGGTTGATGCAAACAACATTACCTTACACCCAACTGCTGCGGATGCACTTGCAACAGGAGGAACAAACAGGATTGACATTACCTCACAGGGTAACTCTCAATACACATTCAACTTGTTCCCACTTGGTTCATTAAACAACACTTCTGGCTTGAACTATCAGCCACTACTCTCACTTCGCCTATCTCCTTCAGTATCTGAAGGTTTGACAGGTAAGTTGGGTGACCGTGATGTTATCAACCGTATGCAGTTGCGTACAAAGGAACTTGCTGTTCAGACTACTCAGTTGGTGGATGTAAAGGTTTTGATTAATCCTCGCCTTAACAACCTGAACTTTGTGTCCGTACCTTCCCCATCTCTAACTCAGATTATCGCTCACACTGCTAACGACACCGTATCTGGTGGAGTTCAGGTCTATAACTTCCGTGCTGCTGGTCAGGGCGGTGCAGAGCAATCAACTACCGTTTCCCTTGACGAGTTGTTTGAGTTATCGAAC